GGCACTGGCTCATCAACAATATCTGCGCGACTTGACGTTTCCAATAGTGGTAAAATTCATATTGGTGATTATCCGAGCAGCTATGGTCAGATGTTTATATCAGCGGGTGTAACTGCCCGCATACAGTTTGGAGATCAATCTACATCTTCTAGTTACTCTTTAGCGTTTGGTAATGGATCGCAATCATCACCTAATGACTTAATGATATTATCGGGGTCAGGTAATTTAGCTGTCGGTTTAACACCATCAAGTTATAGCACCGGCAGAGCTATTGAAGTTGGTAAAGCTGGAAACGGTATGTGGAGTTTTGCTGAAGGTGAAATGTATTACACAACCAGCGCACCTTATATTGGTGGTGGTTGGGTTTATGGCTCTGCAACAAAAAAACCAGCAATGATTTCTTTGGGCGAAAGCACTGGCTTGGTTCGTATTTATACCTGCACGACAACTGGAATTGTTGGTAGTGCATTAAGTTGGACTTCTGGGCCATATGTAGCAAATGGAGGCACTTCATGGACTACGGCGTCTGACGAAAGGCTTAAAGATATTATTGAACCAATCACAAACGGGTTGAATAAAATATCTCAGCTTCGCTCTGTTATAGGTAAGTTCAAGACAGATAGTGAAGGAACTCGTCGCGCGTTTTTGATTGCTCAAGATGTTCAAAAAGTATTACCCGAAGCTGTAGAAGATAGTAAGCCAGATGAATTGGGTTTAAATTATAGCGACATCATTCCGTTGCTAGTATCTGCGATTAAAGAACTCGCCGCAGAAGTTGCAGAACTCAAAGCAAAGGTAGCTTAATATGAGCAATTCCTACAACTGGATCATCTCTCAACTAGAGTGCTATCCAGAACACGAAAAACATACAGAAGTCGTATTCCAAATCCACTGGCGCAGACAAGCGACAGACGGAACGCACACCGCTGACACTTATGGAAGTCAAACTGTAACATTAGATCCAGCCGCTCCATTCACAGCCTATGCTGATCTGACTGAAGCACAGGTTATCGGCTGGCTGGAAGATGCGTTTGGCGCTGAGACATTAGCTGCACAAGTCGCTTCGCTTGATAAGCAGATTGAGGATCAGATTAACCCGCCGGTCATTCGTCCGCCGCTTCCTTGGGTAGCATAATGATTAATTACACTTGGCTTGCCGAACGTCTGGACGCTTATCCTGAGAAGGACGGGTTTAACGATGTCGTCTTTGTAGTGTTCTGGCGCTGCAATGCAGTTGACGGCGATCATTCAGCTACGCTTACGGGTAAGCAGGAAATTGACCTAGATCCAGAAGGCGAATTTACGCCGTATGAGGATTTGCAGCAATGGCAAGTCCTCGGCTGGGTCAAAGACGCGCTTACACAAAAGGGCGTTGCGGATGTTGAAAGTAATCTTGCGCAGCAAATTGCTACGCAGAAAATGCCGCCGGTCGTGTCACCGGCTTTACCTTGGGGGAACTAATGGAAGGTCAGAAAATCTCTATCGAATTGGCTGTCGCTGAATGGAATGTCGTTTTGCAGTCACTAGGCAAAATGCCTTATGAATTTGTTGCAAACCTTATTCCTACAATTCAGTCGCAGGCCAATGCGGCGTTAAAACCCGCAGAAGCTCCAGCGGAGTAAGGCATAGATGCTCGCACTCTTTCCCATATCGACAGCACCCATAGGGTCTGCCGGGAGAGTTGTGCTTGCACCGTCGCTTGCCGCGACAGAGGCTCAAGACACAGCGTCAGCCTCAGCCACCGCGACAACGTCAGCGTCTCTTGCGGCAACTGAAAATCAAGACAGCGTAGCAGTTACGACAAATATTATCGCATCTGCTTCGCTGTCTGCAACAGACACGCCAGACAGCGTGTCTATGTCTACGCAAGCCGTTACGTCCGCAAGTCTAAACGCGACTGAAACGCAAGACACCGCGTCCGCAGTTGTTTTTGATTTTGCAACGCTGTCCTTGGCTGTAACGGACAGTCCAGACACGACGGCAATAACAACTAAAATTGTTGCGTCTGTTTCGCTTGCAGCAAACGATAATCAAGACGTAGCTAACGCGTCAGTTCAAGCAACAACGCTCGCATCTTTTGCTGTCACAGAAGCACAAGATACTGCATCTGGACAGGTAATTGATTTTGTCCTTCTAGGCTTTGCAATCACAGATGCACCCGATATCGCGTCAGTTACGACCGCGATTGTGTCGTCTGCTTCACTTTCTACAGTAGAAGCTCAGGATTACACAGCCGCAGTAATAAACGCCGTTACATTTGCAAATCTGGCTGTTACCGAAGCACAAGATGTTGTGGCCTTTAGCGCCAACAATAACGCTGTTGCCTTACTTGCCGCGACAGAACAGCAAGACAGCACTAATGCGCAAATCTCTGTTAAAACAATTGCAACACTTGCAACTACAGATGCGCCAGATACGGTTTCTTCAACTGTCTATGTTCTCTGGGGCGCTATTCCAGAAGTAAACATTGTCTGGACGCCGCAGACCTCACAAACGGTATTCTGGCAAAACATCAACCCTGCGCCTCCTGCGCCAACCTCAAAAAATGTTGGCGCTATCGCCGCCGAAGCGATTGGCGCTTTACCGATTGCCGCAAGCTCGGAACTCATACCGACGCCTACACCTGCGGCTCCTGTTTGGCAAAATGTGCCTCAAACATACAACCCTTCTAGTTCCGCATCCATTCAACAGGCGGCTTAACAATGGCTAATACATATACCCCAACATACAACCTCATTCAGCCGGAAGTTGGCTCGGACACGAACACTTGGGGCGCGCATGTCAATACGGATTTATTAACCGTAGACAACCACATGGTTAGTCGTATTTTTACGACGTTACAAAGCTTTGCTGGTCCAATAACGCTTCCATCAAATGGTTTAAACGTCGGATCTGGACAATTAAATGTTACCGGCGGCAACGTGTCTATGTCTGGACAACTTGCTGTCACTGGCGCGACAAGCATTTCTAGCACTTTGACGGTGTCTAGTAATTCTTATTTACAAGGAACGCTTGCCTTAACAGGCGCGGCTGCTTTGTCCAGCACTCTCGCTGTCTCTGGTGCGACAACTCTCGCATACAATGGTCTTAATGTTGGATCTGGTCAGCTAAACTGCACAGCAGGCAACGTATATATGTCTGGCGCGCTCGCCGTTACGGGCGCTGGGTCGTTTGGGAGCATATCGTCAGGTTCTATTAGCTCAAACGCGATTAACACAAATGGCTATAACCTAACTTGTGGCGCTATAAGCGCGTCAACAATTAGTTCGACGTCAATTAATACGAACGGCTACGGTATCACCTGCGGAACGATTGGGTCGGGCGCAATCACCTGCACGACTATTAACACCCAGAACAATACGATCACGGCAGGCGCAATTAACTGCGGGGCCATTAGCTCAACGGCGATTAACACAAACGGGAATAGCTTAACATCCGGCTCTATATCAACGGGAGCTATCGGCTCTGGCGCAATCACTTGCACGTCAATAAACACGCAAGGTAACACTATAAACGCCGGAACGATAAGCTGTGGCTCGCTTAACACAAATAGCAACGGCATTACTTGCGGCCCAATTAGTTGCACTACAATAAACCTCAATGGCAACACACTTACTGTTGGCGCCGTAAACGCTAGCGGAAATATCTCAACATCTGGCGTCACAACTATTACTAACAGCACTTCCCAATACCAAGCCAACACAGGCGGGTATAGTTGGTCTTTCCTGTCTAACAGTGCCAACTCCGGGGTTTACAGAAACAGCGTTGGAAATTGGGCTTTTTATTCAGACACGTCAGGAAATTTTACTGCCGTCGGTAACGTGACAGCGTATTCTGATGCAAGATTAAAGAAAGACGTCGAAACGGTTCGAGACGCCGTCGCAATCGTAAAACGCCTGCGCGGTGTTTTCTATAATCGAATTGAAGACGACAAAGCCGGGGTAGGCGTTATTGCTCAAGAAATACGCGAAGTATTACCGCAGGTTGTCAACGAAAATGACGGAACACTTAGCGTGGCTTATGGAAACATAAGCGGCGTTTTAATCGAAGCCATAAAAGAACTTAACGCACGTCTTGCTAAGTTGGAGGCCGCGTAATGCTTCCCAATGGAGGTAATCGTCCTCCGCTCACAATGGCGGACATCAACGGCGCAAGCGGCTTCAATGGCCGCGGAAACAATTTGAACGCTTACCGCGGCACATTGTTTTATCGCCCAGATAATAGCACTGGCTATTTTTCAACAGGCGCAATCAGCTTCACCGACTTTTATGCGACAGGCGGTAGCAGTCCAGTAATCCCCGGTAATTCTGACAACATCACATCTGGTTCGACGATTAAATTACCAAATATGTTTAATGTTTTGACTGTATTGGTTTATGGCGCAAGTGGTGGTGGTGGTAGCGGTAGTTATATTACAGGAACAACAGTCACTGGTGGCGATACCGGCACATCTGGTGGTTCAACGTCATTCGGCGGTTCTAGCGACCCTTATTATGTTGTCGCCAGCGGTGGTGGTGGTGGTGCCGGAGGTGGAACAAGCTATGTAAGTTATTTGTATGGATATGCAGTTGGCAGCGCAGATGGAACTGGTGGTGCAGGGTCTAATGGTGCCACAAATCCAGATACTGCAAACATTATCTCTGGCGGCGGTGGCGGACCCGGCTACGATAATGGTGGAAATCATACTCAAAGCACAGGGCCAAATTCATACACAGTTTATGCAGCAGCTAATGGTGGAGCAGGCGGTAAGGGCGGCAAGAATAGATATATTTTTGATATTAGCACTATGGGGTATGCCGCAATAAGTGCGCTGTATAACGCTACAATTCCAATATCAATAGGTTCTGGCGGCACAGGTGGAAACCCAGGCTCGGTAAGAGCAGGCGGCGGCGGCGGCAACGGGTTTATTTATATTTCATGGACGTGAGGATTAAATGGCGTTTGTCCCTGTAAATATTTCGCCCGGAGTTATTAGGCAGTCAACACCATATGACGCGCCTAATAGTTGGTGGGACACGTCTAATGTTCGATGGCTGTCTGGAGCCATTTCACCTATTGGCGGCAATACGCGTATTACCGCGCAGGCATTGCCGACAAAGATCAGAAGCCTTTTTCAATGGCGCGATAATTCCGCACGTGAATGGACAGCCATTGGGCATGAAGGCGGTATTCAAGTTTTGTTTGGCGCGCTTGCAGACGTTACGCCTACAGGCTTTGTGTCCATGACGGCGGTGTCTGGCGGTGGCTATGGCTCGTTAAATTATGGCGAAGACAATTACGGCACAGCCCGCGCGTATAATCCTCCCATTTTTCGTAAACCCGACCATTGGACTTTTGCGTCGTTTGGACAGGATTTGCTTGCGGTTTGTAGCTCTGATGGACGCTTGCTTCACCTTGCGCCAACAACAGGCGTCATTCCGGCTATGGATGTTCCCTCCAACGCTCCGACAGGAAACTTTGCTGTCGCGGTCACGGCAGAACGCGCCGTTATGTTAATGGGCGCAGGCGGTAATCCTAGACGTATCGCTTGGTCGGATCTTGAAAATTACAACGGCTGGACATTCAACACTTCAACTGGACAAGCCGGGTATATCGACATTGAAGCATCGTCGCCCATTATTACCGGGGTGCGCGTTAAAGAAGGTGTCCTTGTGCTGACCCAGCACGAAGTCTTTCTTGTTCGCTATGTCGGCGCGCCATTCTTTTACGGCGTGGAAAAACTCGGCTCGACAACCTTTTCGTGTCCCAATGCTGTCGCGTCTGGCGGCGCGCAATGTGTTTGGTTCGGTGAAGAAGGTTTTTGGCGCTACGACGGCGGCGCGGTGCGTCTGCTTCAATGCCCGATCTTTGGCGACGTCAAAGCAAACTATGATCCACTCTATGGCAGCTATCGCGCGCACATGCACGAGAACGGCGCATTCCCTGAATTCTGGTTTGACTTTCCAGACCTCAATGCGCCTAACGGCGAATGCAATAACTATGTGATCTGGAATTACGACGCGAATATCTGGATTAGAGGCCAAAGGTCGCGGACTGCGGCCTATGGCGCGGTGACGGCTAATTTTCCGATTGCTGCGGGCTTAGACAACAATGTCTATCAGCATGAAGACGGATACCTGGATAATGGAGCGTCGCGGGTTGGCACTGTCTGGGCCGAGACGTCTGTCTTGAACTTTGGGGAAGGGCAGGACAATTTCGATGTTGTTCAAGCTATGGTGTCTTCCTCGGCGGCTGCGGCAAGCAACAATTATCAACTAAAGTTTTTGACCCGATATACCCCCGGCCAGACTGAAACGATCTTTGGACCCTACCAGCCCCGTCTTGACGGTTATATGGACTGCCGCGCAACCGGCCGGGATTACCGTATGCGTATTGAAGCCACAAACGATCAGTATTGGAGTTTGGGCCAAATTCGGTTAGATATTGTTGGTAATAGCGGAAGACGGTAATGACAAGCGGAAAGCCCTTACCCCTTCCGACTTTTGGCGCAGCGCCAAAGCAATACGATCAGCTTTGGATGTCTACGTTTCTCTCGCTGTTGGCACGTCGGATTAGCCTGTTGGCAGGGCCGAATACGATCCAAACGCAAATACTCCTTCAATCGCCAAATGGCACTGTCTACGCCGTCACGGTGGACGACAGCGGCAATTTAGTAAGGACTGTTGCGACACGTGGAACAGTGCAGCCACCAATCTAGTCTTCCGGCTTTATTCGACAAGGCGCTTGCGCTTGGCGGGCATACGCATACGCGCGCCGATATTGCGGAAGGTATCAAGGCGGGGCGCTTCCAATATTGGGGCGACGAAGATTGTTGTGTCATCACAGAAATTGTCGATTACCCGCGTTGTCGCAAACTTCATCTGTTTATCGCGGCGGGTAAACTCTCGAAACTCCTAGAAGAATATCTCCCGCAGGTAAAAGCTTTTGCAAAAGAAAATGGCTGCGTCTCTCTGACGAGCGTTTCGCGCAAAGGGTTTCTGCGACGGTTTCCTGCGTATGGGTTTAAGCCCAAATGCGTAACTTTTGAATTAGATCTTGAAGGATCGCACTAATGTCTAAGGGCGGCGGAAACAATATGCAGTGGATACCCACTGTCACCAATCAACAGACAAGCACAAATACAAACCAGAATACAAACACGCAGCAACAGAGCCAGACAAATCAGACAGCGTCGCAGACAGCTAATGGTTTAAGCTCGCAGGTCGGTGGTAGTTCTGGACTGTCCTTAAATCAAATTCCTGTCTGGTTGGAGCAAGCTTCACAAGCTGGCGTTCAAAATGCAGGAAATTTGTTACAGCAAGGCATAACGCCATATGCTGGACAGCTTACGGCTGGAATGAATGATGTCCAGAACGCTGTCGGTAATGCGTATCAAAATCTTGTTGGTTCTGCGCAGCCATACTACGACGCGGCAGGCAATGCGATTAGCGGCGCTATGCAACAAGGACCGCAAGTAGCGGCGCAGACATACGCAAATGGCTTGCAGAATATCGGGAACTATATGAACCCGTATATTAACAATGTCGTTAATAGCGTCAGTCAAATCGGTCAGCAAAACCTCAATAACGCACTCAATCAGACCCACGATCAAGCTATCTCAGCTAATGCTTTTGGTGGTTCTCGACAGGGTGTGCAGGAAGGTGTTGCGACGGCGCAAAATAATCTTAACACAAATAACCTTATCGCTAACCTGCTAAACAGCGGATATAATCAAGCAACGTCGTTGCTTGGCGCGGACATAAGCAACAATCTGACGTCGCAGCAAAATAATCAAAACGCGTTTCAAAATTATATGGGCAATCTGCTTAACGGCGGAAATGCTTTGTCTAATCTTGGCACGACAGCGTCTAACACAATGGCTAACCAGCTTAACAACGTCATGGGTTACGGCAATCAGCAGCAGACAACGCAGCAGGCCGCAGACACGGCGGGGTATAATAACTATCAATATCTCAACAATATGCCGCAGCAGTTGCAGCAACTCTACAACCAGACCGTTAGTTCTGCGCCCCATTCAACTGCGCAGTCTACGTCTGGAACGCAATACGCAAACGGCGCTACGAGCCAAACAGGCACACAGCAAGGTCAATCAAACACAACAGCGTCGTCGCAGTCCAATACGACGGGAAGCTCTAATTCAAATACGTCTGGCACATCTATGCAACAGCAACAGATGCCGACGTCTAATCCTCTTCTTACGGGATTAGGTTTAGCCGCAGGTGTTGGAAGCATGTTCCTTCCCGGCGGGCAGGGCCTTGGTCTGGGTTTGTTGGGTAACAGTCTCGGAAATTTCTTTGGCGGTAGTAACAATGCTAACCCCGGTTTTTCCTACGCTAATGTTCCACAAGCTAATCCGGGCGGGGGCTTTACTCAAAACGGAGTTGTTTATTAATGAGCGGATTAACCCCCGATGATGTAGCTTATCTGACGCAGAGATCTGCGCAGTATGGTTATGATCCGCAGCATCTATTGCGCGCCATGAACTACGAAAGTTCTGGCGATCCGACACGTTGGGGCGGTAAAGGCGGTAATTACTTTGGGTTAATTCAGTTTGGTCCAGAAGAACGAAAACAGTTCGGCGTAGACACAAAGAACCCAAACGCGCGTAACCAAATCGACGCAACCTTGTCGTTTTTGCAAGCGCGCGGATACAAGCCCGGAATGGGCTTGCTAGACATGTATTCAACAATCAACGCTGGTTCGCCCGGACACTACAACGCTTTTGACGGTAACGGCACTGTCGCGTCTCATGTCGCAAAAATGCTTGGACAGCCTACGGTTCTAATCCCGCCTACAACATCCGCCACGTTTTCCGCGCCGATGTTCGCGCCAAAACCGCAAGCGCTTCCTGATATTTCTCCGCAAGGCGACAACACAGCTTTAAATGAAGCTTTACAGGGATTGCTGTCTGAGCAACCGCAACAAACAACGCGATATGGCGACGATTTTATCAAACAGATCCAAGACTTACACGCACAAGCAATTGCAAATGCTACGCAGGGATTAATCTAGGAGACTTACAATGTATGGTTATGCTTCCGAATTGTTGCCTTATCTGCAAGGTCTTCTAGGCGGAAACGCGCAGGCCGCGCCGAGCGTGGATATGTCCAGCGCTATTGCCAATTCACCAAAACAACAGTCTGCGGCACCTACGCCGCCGCATCGCCCAAGACATATGTCAAGCGCTGCCACTGCGCCATTACCGCCAACGCGCCCCGCTGGTCTTTTAGGTTCAAGCGGCGCGCCTGCACCTGTCGCGCCTGCGCAACCAGATCCACAAGCAATCGCTGCATTTTTGGCGTCTCAAGGAATTGGACAGCCCCAAGGACAAGCTCCACAGCAGGCTATGCCGCGCATAGACAACGGTCCAGCCGCGGGTCCAGCGCAAGGACCGGGGCCAATGCAACCTCCAATGCAGCCGCCAGCTAATCCGCCATTGCCGCCAATGCGTCCACAAATGGGTCCGCCAATGCCACAAGGTTTACAGGGTCTGACGTTACCGCGCGGCGCGACAACATTGTCACAAGGTCCGGGTCCAGTAATGCAATCCAATACGCCAGAAGATCCTAAATTGGCGTGGTTGCGCGCTCAACTTTATGGGGGTCAGTAATGGCTCTCTCTGACATTCTCGCCATGCTTGGCGGTGGAAACAGCCCCGCCGAACCTTCCTACGGTGCGGGCGCGGCGACGGCTGCAACCAACCCCCTTGCTGCCGTCGCCGCACCAACTGTAAGTGCTAATCAAGACGACGTTCGTCAAGCCCACGCTCAGATGTTGATGCAGCTTGCGCCGCTATTAATCGGCGCGGGTATGCGTCAAATGCCGTCGCAACGCGCGGCGACAATCGCAGCAAGCGCGGCTGTATTAGGTCAAGTCCCGCACAACATTTTAAACGCTGCGCAGACACGTTTACTTAATCAAAGAGAAGCGCAAGCTCAGACAGCTTATGCGCAGCAACAGCAAGCCGTCCAATCTGCTTTGAACGATCCTAATGTGCATCCTGCAATTAAACAGTTAATACAGGCAGATCCAGACAACGGTCTTAAAGTGTTGGCTCAACAAAGCCTACCGACAGATATTGAACGGACGGCAAGTGCGCTAAAGATGCCGACCAAAGAAGTATTTGATCGGTTAAATCCATCACAAGAACGCTATGGTGTCGTTGCAGATCCAATGGGCAACGGTTTTGTTCGTTACAATAAAAGCACTGGCGAGACAGAGATGGTCGGCGCGCCGCAGTCTAATGCGCCAACGGAGACAGCGCCTGTACCGCCGCCGCCTATGACAAATCCTGCGGGCGCGTTTGGGCCTAATACAGACAATTTGCAAGCGGGTTGGAAATCACTCTGGGGCGGCTCGCCTTCAGAAAATGTTCAAGAGCATATACAAAATAAAACCTCACTTGCTGGATTGCACAATCGTCTTGCAGGCGATTTATCTGGCGACTTGGCAGGTGCAGGTCGCAGCAAGTTCCAAGTGCAGCAAGTTCAACAAATGCTTCCTGCAATTGGTAGCTGGTTTACTGGCGGTCCAGAAGCGCGAAACAAATATCAAGCCATTTTACCAATGCTTGATACGCGCATGAACGAAGCTGCGCAAACAGTGCAAAACTCAAGAACCAAATCAGACCGCGACACGGCTATGGCAAGCTATACCCGTTTACGCGATACAAAAGCGCAACTCCAAAATGTCATTAACGGCTTGTCCGCTAATGAACAGGGTCGCGCTTACACTCCCGGTGCAGACGCAGCGCGCAGCATGACCGGCGATACAAACGGCGGCGCAAACAGCGGCATGTCTACGATAGAAAAAGCTAGACAACTTCTAGGACAATAAAATGAGCGACGCAGCGACACTAAACGAGTTTGGCGATTGGTTAGTCCAGAACCAGCACCTTAAAGGAACGCCGGAATGGAATGACGTGTCTAGCGCTTTTAAAAAGCTAGATACAAACCTTCAGTCCGCTGCGCAAAAGAACCAAGATTACCAAGGCATCAGCGGCAAAATTAAAGCTGCGGGACAGGGCGCGGTTGTCGGTGGCCTTGGTGACTTTGCAGATCTTGTGAACTTAAACCCCGTATCAGCGGGTATTGAATACGCGCATCATCTTTACACAGGTGAACCATACAGATTTGATCGTGCGTCTAAAGCTTGGGAGCGTATTGCTGGCGCGCCAGAGGATATTTCTCCAAGCGCTCGGCCGTATTATTACGGCGGTCGTATGGCCGGATCGGGCGCGACAACAGGTCTTGCGACAGCGGGAATTGCAAGCGCTTTGGGGCCAGTTGCTACGGGATCAAATCTTCTGTCGCGCGGTGTTCAAGCCATTAACGCAGACAAGACAGGCTTTCTAAAAGGGGAGCTTGCAGCAGCTTCGGGTGCTGGCACAGGCACAATGGCCGCAGACACGCTATCGCCAGACAGTCCAACGGCTCACTTAATTGGTGGTGTCGCTGGTTCGCTTGTTGGCCCCGGTCAGTTGTTGCGTTACGCGACAGCAGGCGCGCAAAAAGTTGGTGGCGGGACTGTCGCTGAGACTGTCCGCAATATGGTCAACCCGGAAAAAGGCGCAGCGGTAAATACACAAAAAGCTTTTACCGACGCGGCAATTTCAAACCTCAAGTCGCAGGGTCTGCCTACGGACGCGACGTCAGTTTACGCTGAAACCCAGCGCTTAATGTCTGATGCACAACACGCCGCAAATAATCTTCCCGGCGGTGCGACAACGCCTTTTATACCAGACGAAACGACGCAGGGTATCGTTACAGCCCTCAAACAAAAAGATCCTAAGTTCGGTTATGACATTACGCGCGATACAGACGCGGCAATGCAAAACCTTACACATAATGCTGTCGGCACTTTAAACGGCGACGCAGCGCAGATGTTGGAAGCTGCAAAAGCGCGCGCTAACGCTATTCAAGGTAAGACAGGGATCGCAGCGGCTAACGCAAATATGAGCGCTAACGCGGCGCGGCAAGAAGCTATCAACGCGGGCAAATCTCTTGATGTCGCGCCAGCAATGGAGCGCACAGCAAACAACGCTTTGCAGGATCAACTTTGGAAAGGTCTTTTTGAAGACAAAGCCAAAGCAAATGACCTCGAAGCGCTGATTGATAATGATCGCGTCGTAGGCAACATGGCTGCAAGAGCCTATCACGCAGACATGCTCAACAAACTCGGCGTGGACAGACAGACATCTTTGTCGCCGGGGACGCTTGATACTTGGAAACAAATCCTAGACAAGCCTGACGCAACAGTTGGAGATTACAGAAAACTTTTGGGTAATCTTCGTGCGGATCAACGCACGTTCGGTGGTGGCCTTAACGCGAATTACGGATCTGCCAATTTAGCAAAAGAATACGCAAATCGTCTTGGCAACACCATGACCAACCATTTTAAGGTTGGCGGCTTAGAAGACTACAATAAGTTTATGACGCAGATGATGGATAAATACCGTCGTTCTCCCGGCGTCGTAGAAGCGCTTGCTAATAAGAATACTGGCGCTGATAATCTGATGAAACTCGGAACGATTGAGAATATTCTCGGTGGTTCCGACATTGCGCAATATCAAAAGATCGAAAACGCTCTCGCTGCGGCTAAAGATCCAGAAGCCGCGCGGGCATTATTAGAGACGGGTCAACGCGTTCAAGTCGGACAAAGCGTTTTAGATCCTATAACCAAAATGCCGATACCTTCCAAGATTGCTGCGGCGGTTCACAAAGAGCCACAGATTTACGAGCAGTTTCCCGGTCTGCATGAAGACATGGCGGCGGCGTCGCAGATGGCGCAGAACGCAGACATTGTTGGACAGAAAGCTGCGCAGGCGGAAGGCCGGGCAAAAATTGCCCGCGATGCGACCACTTCTGACGTATCTCGTAACGCGAACTTTACTAGACAAGTTCTTGGACACACGGAAGATCCAACCAAAGTTATTAATAACGCCGTGTCTAGCGCAAACCCTGTTCAGAGTTTGGAGCAGCTTTACAGGACAGCTAACAAGACGCCAGACGGCAAAGAGGGTTTTCGCGCCATGTTGCGCGACCATATCCTCAACACCTCAGACATGAATGAAGCTGCTAATCGCGCACTAAGCCCGTTAAATAAAAACGGGACGTCGCTAACAGATTGGATGATGGCGCGCGGTCTTCTCACACGCGATGAGGCAAATCAAATTAGAGAAAACCTTGGCGCAGTTAAAGTCGCGGGAGAGGTCCGCAGTCAACGTATTCCCGGTGTCGATCTTCAGTCCAAAATCCCGGACGTCGTTGATGTCGCGGCGCGTATGGGCGGTGCGGCTTTGGGCGGTAAGATTTCTAAAGGTGTCTTTGGCCGCGGCACATTGATCGCTAACCAAGTCGGTTCCGAACAGATCCGCAAAATGGTTGGACGCATTACGCCTAGACAGGAAGAAATATTCAAAGAGCTAATGCGCGACCCAAAGAAATACGCGCAGTTTCTTGCGACGGCTCAACAAGTCGGTGGACGTCCTGCCGCGGTTGCAGCGGTGGGCGGTGGTCTGCCTTTAGGCGTTCATCCGTCAGCTTGGCTTGCTTTGGGCAATCAAGCCGCGCATGACTACAACCGCAAGTCCAAGCCAAAGGGTCTGCTTAATTAGCAGCCCCGAAAGCCGCAGCAAGTTTTGCGTCTTCGCCTGCCGTGGGGTGGGCGTAGACGCTCATCGTTGTTGCGACATTGGCATGGCCCATACGCTGCGCGATAGCAGGCAGTGGTAAGCCCAAGGATACAAGCTGCGATGCGTGAGTGTGCCGCAGCGAGTGTAAGGTCTGATCGGGCAGACCCGCTGCAACCAACATTTCCTTTATTCTGTCGCTGGCCGTGGATAGCGCAAGACGGCATTTCTGACTGCTTATGAAGACATGATTGTTATCATCATAGTTGCCGCGGCGGCGTGTCGCCTCTGCAATAATCGCAGGTGGTAAGGTAACAATGCGATTGCTGGATGCGGTCTTAGGCGTAGAAATATATTCTTTGTTGTCGATGACGATCACGCTTTTATTCACGTTAACGGTTCCGGCTTTCAGATCCAGATCGCCCCACGTTAAAGCAAGCAACTCGCCGCGGCGTAAACCCGTCCCCAGAGCAAAGCGCAGCAACCATCCGTAAGGGTGGTTTTCGGCTATGGACATGAGGCGTTTTAGACCATCAGTGGCGACGTTACGATTAAGGCGCGTTTTCTTCTTTGGCGTCTTGATCCGCACAGCCGGATTGCCTTGGATCAACTCATTATCAATCGCCTCATTGAAGGCACTGGCTAAGATTGTAAGAGCATGTTTGATCGTCGCGGGACTTAACCCGCGTGTGTTCATATCTGCGACGGCTTCCTCTATGTCGCGGCGTTTGATCTCTGCCACGCCCATCTTGAGCAACTTGGCGGGGAGGCGTTTGTGCGCGGCTTTGTAAAGACTGACAGAACCCTCGGAAATGCTGCCTAAAGCCAGACGACGATCAACAACCTGCGTCAACCATTCTGATAATTTCATTTCTGCCCCCGCCACATAATTCAAAATTATATGTAGTGCAGCAAGTGCTGCACTACAAGCCCTTTTTGCGGCATCTAGGCACCGGGAATGTCGGCCTACATCGGGGAGTTATTTTTACCAGTATTCAAAATAACATTGATTTTGCTAAACAATATCTACTGTCTGCTGTCTTGCAATGTTGGCCTACAATGTCTTCGTAATAGACCCTAACATTTATTGAAGATTTCATCGTTTTTCTCCTAGAAACAATAGTATTTTACTGTCTTGTTTGTTAGTGTTGTGCAGCATTGCTGCACCAACAGTGTTTACATACCGGGTATGTAGGGAGACAGTATGATAAACTCGCGTGATCTCAATGATTTGCATCCTGTGGTGGCTGAGAAGGCAAGACAGTTTATCGAAGAGTGCAAGAAAGAAGGTATTGATATTCTCATTACCTCGACTTACCGCGACAACGCCGCGCAAAATAATATCTACGCCCAAGGTCGGACACGCCCCGGTCGTATCGTGACTTATGCGCGCGGTGGGCAAAGCTTTCACAATTATCGTCTCGCTTTTGATTTTGTCCCGCTAGTTGGGGGAAAACCCGATTGGAAGGACATCGAACTCTTCAAAAAATGTCACGACATTGGAGCCAAGTTCGGCCTTCACGGCCTATCCTTTGAAATGGCTCATTTACAGTGGGACGGCGGTTTAACGCTAGCGCAACTTGAGGCTGGAAAACGTCCTCCTGAGAAAGCAACAGCATGACATACGAGACATATCGTTTCCTGTCTTTAGCGGTTTTCGTATCGCTGGCGCTGGTCGGTATGTCTCTGCTTGCGGGGTGTAGCGTCTCTTTACAAGAGGCCGAATGCCTCGCCCGCGACAACACTAGCAATCCTTGTAACTAGGAGAGAAAAATGAACGCTATTCTATCTTGGGGTCTTGCCCGTCTTAAAGAAGGTTCAACTTGGGGTGGCATTGGAAAGTTAATTGCAGGTTTGGCTTTCTTGCCACATGCACAAGAAATAGGCGCACTTGTTCCGACCCTCGGTGTGCTTGTAACGGGCGTTATTCAGATCGCCATTCCAGATACGACGGCAAAATGATCCCCGTCATACTCAGTCTAATCACTGCGTTTTTTAATGCCACGGGAAAGCTTTTTGATTGGCTTAACTCCCAGCGGTTAGTCGATCTGGGGAAAACGGAACAGCAGTTGGCAAGTTTAAAGGGTCAAGTTGATGCCGCACATAAGTCTGTCCAAGTTCGTCTTGCTGTTGAGCGCGCTTTTATCGTCAACCCTAACAGCGTGTCAGACAACGACGGTTTCAAGCGTCCCGATGGCGAGTGATTTGACCTTTTGCGACGGAGCAAAACCCATTTATTGGTCGGGCAAAGATACGCGCCCGACCATTCAACAAGTCAAGGCGCACAATGCTGTCGGCAAAGCCGCCTGTGATTGGGGCGCGAAATGACAGACGAAGAACAACGCTTTTTAGACGCGGTGAAAGACTATCTCGCCCCAATACTTGGCTCAATCACAGTCGGCACTGTTGGTTATTTTGCGGGTCGCAAAAAGATCAACGCGGAAGCTGAGAAGCTAGAAGTTGACGCGGAAGTCGCAAAAATAGACAGCATCACGCGTAACTTCCAAGCTCTCATAGACGGATACGAACGCCGGATCGAAGATCTCACAAGAGAGGTCGAAATGCTTAGACAAGAGGTTAAGATGCTTAGACAGGCGCTAGACAAGCGAACAAGAATTTAATTATTTCTTAACTCGTATGGCGCGTTTAAGTTTTTTAATCTTTTTGCGGAGCTTTTTGATTTCCTCCGCAAGTTCCGTAATTGGATCTGTCATTTCCCATACCTTTCCATAGATTTCACGTCAGCAGCGATAGGCAAACCGTCAGCCCATGTTGGCGGCGTCGTCATCGCAAGTTCCAGATTGGCGATATTCTTGCTCTCGACGTAGGTGGGGATGCCTTCGGAGCAAACAATTTCATCGTGTATCGTCACAAGCGGCGACAGCGACGCTGGGATCAGCGTCAACGCATGACGCAACAAATCAGATGCGCAGGCTTGAACAATGTTCTCGCACAGCTTGCCGCCATAGGAATACGTGACTTCCCATTTGCGCGTTAGCTGGTTCTGTCCAGCGTAAGCAATGTTTGCTGGATACCCATCCTGCCGGTCGATCAATCTGGCCTCGCGGTAGACAAGCTGTCTACCAGAAGGAAGACGGATCAATAGGCATCCAGAAAGTTTACCTGCGCCCATCGCCAGCGCGACTTTGCCAACTGTCACAACGCGAGTGCTTGCCGCGCCGTCTAGTATCAGCCGCGCGGCTTTCTCAAGATCGCGCCAAAATTTAACAATGCTGGAATTGGCCTCGCGCCACATTTTTACGGCTGACTTGGCTTCTTCTTCGGTGAGATTAAGTCCGTATGTCGTCGCAGTGTCTTTGAATTTTGCTGGTCCCATTCCAAAGCCGCAAGCCAACACCAGAACCTTGCCAAACTGACGATCCTTTGATCCAAGTTTGTTCGCCGTGAAAGTGTAGACGTCTTGACCGCTCTCGAACACGTCAAGAATATCTTGTTGCCCCGCGAGCCACGCAACAACCCGCGCTTCGATCTGACTAAAATCGCCAACATAGAATTTCCCCTTGTGCGGTTTAAAACAGCCACGCAAACACGCGGAGACAACCTCAAGCTGCGACACGCGCGCAGGCGGCGTGTAGGCGTATGGGTTGCGAATAATGTTATCTATTTCAGTATTAGGATCGACGCCTTTGATGCCCCGCGGCAGGTTCTGGACTTGGACTAATCTGCCCGCCCAACGTCCTGTGCGCGACGCGCCATAAAACATCGTTAGACCGTGAATATTGGCGTCAGATGTCGCGCAATTTGCCATTGCTTGTAGTTTGGCAACGGAACTTTTCGCGGCTTCTTTGCGGATACGCAACATGTCCGCAATGTCTGTCGGAATAGATAGTTTTGACGAACGATGGATAAAGTGCGTATCTTCTGGTTCGAGTTCGGATAGGAAAGCATCAATACTTTCCTTATCTACGGCCGGGAGTAATTCTTCCGCTTTCTGCTGATGTATGCCCAACTGGTTCATACGTGCATGACACCAACGGGTCAGCGCGCCGACATTGCCGACCGACGAAACTCTACCAAAAGATACAAAACGCATCTTTTTATCGAGTTCTTCTAATTGCGTTTCTGCAACTTTCTTTAACGCGCGGATCGCGTCGTTATCGACAGGCATACCCCGTCGCATCATCTCAAAATCTATGCGCCACAGCTTCTCTTCGTCAGCGGGCAATGTCGGTAAATGTTTTGCAATGTCGCGCTCAACCTCGACGTCTTGAATGCAGTAATTGCACAACGCCTCGTAGCGCCAGATTTCTTTCTTGTCTGTGCTTTCGTGCCAATATGTGCCATTGGCGCGCGGCTTGGACATTGACAGCATCAAACGATGCCCCGTCATGTCTTTGCGCCAGTGCAGTTTAAGAGCGTCCGCGGCTGTCTCAAGCTTCATAGGCAAGCCCCAATAGGCTGCGCGGATCATCGTGCAATGCCAGCGATGAAGCGGAATTATTGGCCACTCAATAAGGCGCTCTGGTAAAAGGATCATTTCAAAGCCGCCAGCATTCCACGCGTAAAACTCTGTCTCTGGATCGTGGACGGCTTCGTAAAGGTCTTCTGGCATAGGATTGTTAATGGCGCGCCAGACTTTTGCTGGCGCGTCATCTATTGCGTAACCAACGCACAATATCTTTGTTGTTGGATGTTGCGCGTAGACATGCGTCCCGACTTTCCGTAGATCAGCCTCAGAGCAAGTCTCAATGTCTATGGAAACGCGGGACGCCATTTTAGTTCCGCTTTCCTCTAACAGCCTCAGATACGCGTCCGGGGTTTACCCCAAACTTTTTTGCAATTCGCATCTGGGTCCAAGTCTGATGCTCTCTTGCAAACGTGCGTATTTCCGCAGCAAGTTCTTTCGTAACTCTGCGCGAAGACGGAGGCGCGACATTGATAGGTCGGCGGCGTTTAATGTGTGCAGAGAGTTCCGCTATCTCAGCGGACAACTCCACAAGCCTTGCGGCGACATCGGGAAGACGCATTAGAGGCGCTCCACCGTGAGGCGGACATAACCTTCAATGTCGTCCCAATGATCTTTGAAATTTGGGTCGCCTGCGCAAATGCGGCCAATCTTATGCGCGACCATTTCCAACGTCTCGCGCTGAAACGCTGTCATGCGGTCCCAATTACGCGAGCCTTGCATCACGAACTTTAACGCCTGCGTATATTCAGCGTGATCTGTGTAGTCGCCATGTGTGCGGCCGCGTTCTGTCAAAAGCTTTTCAACTGATGGCGGCTTGGGGATCTCATTACGCGGCATGAGGCGTTCGCGGGCTTCTTCATTCGCGTCAACTCTTGCGAGAATATCGCCAAGAGGTAGTCTGGCTTGATGATCTGTCATGTTACTGTCCTTCCTGACATCTACAAAACAAGACAGGTGAGGCAAAAAATATATTGCCCCACCAATCATTGCGCATTTTAGAAGGGGCTGTATTCCAGCTCTTTCTGCTCGCTGTAGCCGTCAGCGAAGACGTCCTTGGCGCTCTTGCGACCATCCAGACGCGGCATGTCAAACTTTGTAATCTGGACATGCTGGAGGGATAACCCGATCCCTTTATTGCCAGAGTTGTTGTAACCAAACGGGCGCACGTAGAGGCGGGCGCGCTGTCCAGCAAACACACGGTCTGCTTCAACAATCTCTTCACATGTTGGGTTTGGTCCAACAATACCCGGACGTGATTTTGACCACGCCGAGATATATGTCTTGCCCGGACCGTAACCTGCGTATTCTTTTTCGGCGGCGTCGCGTATCGGATTGCGAATGCCCGCAGGAACTTTACCCCCAAAGAACTCTTTTGCTTCGGCTTGGATCGCCGCGACAAGATCTTTGTATTCTTGTGTCTGTTGAGCAGCTTCGTCAAACAATAAGCTTGTCGAATATCTTTCATCGCCTCCTGGCACCGCGGCGCGCGGCGTAAAGAGTGATGCAAAAGAAAGAATGCCTACAGGTGTTTTAATGTTCTGGCTCATAGTCCTAGTCCTCTCAGTCGGCAAAGACCTCTTTGGCCTTTGTCGCTTTTGTATGCCGCTTTACAGGACAGTTACCGGCAGCAGCGGGACACCACCGGCAATGTTTGCCTTCCACGATAGACAGCTTTGTCTTGTCGTTTTCAGCAATTAGTTCGACAGTTGGTTTTAAGACAGAATACGCCCAATCCAACATGTCTACTGTTGCAATATCCCAATGGCGAATAGGACCATCGGGGTGAGACGCGCGCGGCTGCACAATCGTAATGCGGATCATGTCAGGCGGCATCACATTATCTGGTAAGGAAAGATAAGTTCCCAAAGCATAATAAAGACCTTGAGAATTATCCTTCGGATCAACGGCGACCCCAGCGCCAAACTTTAAGTCTACAACGTGTAAAATAACGCCAAGCGCTGTCTCAGTATGCGGGACAAGTGCGACAAAATCGGACGTGCCAAACATAACTTCTGGCGGTTGTTGGTTTTCGTTTTCCCAAAGCCGCGCCAAAGACACGCGTTTTTCAACGGCATACAGCGCTGTCTGTTTTGCAAGACTTTCAACGTAATCGACATAGACACCAAGATTGTCTTCAAACAAGTCGTTTTGCGTAAAGACTTTCTTGGTGGCTTTGCCGATCTGGCGTTTCGCAAGCATCCATTCCGCATATTCATGCGCGCTTGTGCCTTCATCCGCATATTTGTTTGACTTGCGCGGGACGCCTTCCGAAAGGGACGGCGACATTGTGCAATTCAACCAGATATACGCGCCAGACGCAGATAGCTTGGCGTGTGCGCGTTCGCTATGTTGCGACATGGACAGACCTTGAGAAGATTTCCTGCGCGTCGTCCAACAAGTCCTGCGCCTTCTCAAGCGCAATATCGCCAAACTTTGTTAGACCGTATTTCCCCAACAACCCGCGCGTTTCTTCGCGTGTCTCTGGGTCGGAATAACACTTAGTCAAGATCTTCAAAGCTTCGTCGCGCGCGAAGTGTGGCGCGAGCGTCGCATCTTTTTTAACGTCGGCTTTTGTCACAGCCTTTGCAAGCTTAGACAAAGAGACTTTCGCGCGCCAAGGCGGATTATCTCCAAAAGCCTTCGCAAGAGAGACAAGACTGTCCAACGCCTGTTCGGCGTCGTCAGCAATAATCTCCACATGCACCGCGGGCTTGTCGCCCGTAAAATCGTGAACGTAATTTAGCCTAACATGCTTGTTCATGGTCCGCGCTTTCTGTCGCAAAGAGTGTGTCCAGTTCCATAGATCTCGCCGCCAATACTTCATTAATCCTGTCATCCGCCCCAAACATAGATATGTATCTCGCCAAGACAGGTTTCGTCTGGCCGATACGCCTACAGCGGCGAATAGCTTGATAATTGTCACCGGGGTTCCATGATGCTTCCGCGAGGATCACATCATGGGCAGCGGTCAACGTAAGATTTGTTGACGCTGCTTTTATCTGTCCGACAAACACCCGAATGTTGGGGTCTGTCTGAAACGCGTCTTGAGCTGTCTGCTTCTGCGTCGCGTCTCTGCTGCCATCAACAGACACAACACCAAAAGTGTCAAGTCCACTACAAAGCGAAAAAATGACATTTCGGTGGAAAGCAAAGATAACCACCTTACGTTCTGGATCAGATGTTAACTCATCGCTAACAAGTTGAACGATACTCGTAACCTTCGCCATACCTATTGCGCGACGCTCAGTTGCAAAAGTTAATTCCGCCTTGGACAAATTAGTTAAGAAGTCACCTTCTTCATCAAAAACAGTTGCTAGGCGCGCATCTAAATTTTTTAGAACTGTCGTTTCTCTGGACTTTTTGTCCAAAAAACTCATCATCAACGGATAATTTGTAACCCTTAACAAAGGTATATCCTTCATAACATTATCGGTCTTTAAAATAGACATCACGGGTTTCAACAGTTTTTTTAATTCTGTTAATTTTTCTGGCTTTGTCCCCTCAATTTGTCGGATCTCGCGGTAGTTAGTTCCAGTTTGATATTTTCTAATCCGACAATATTCGTCCTCGAACGATGTCCACGAATGCCCGTTAACCATTTGCGGCCACAACGCGCGCATAATGGGGAAAAGTTCGGAAGCTGATTTTGTTGCTGGCGTTCCCGAAAGCGGGAGTGTATAGCGCGCGCGCTTAAACAAGCCTGTATGGGGATTAAGTAGAAAACGCGTCCGCTCGGAATTGCGACCCAACATGTGGGCCTCATCCAAAATCAACAAATCCCAAGATACTTGTGGAGCCATCAGATACTCACGTATCGCATAGCCCGCGCGGGACACGACGTCATAAGACAGTATGAGCGCTAATGGATCTTCAAGGGGAAAGTTGTCGTTGCCAGTGCGGACGACGCGCAATTGCCGCCAGTTGAGTTGTCTATTCTCAAACTCACGACGCCAGTTCTCGCGTCCATGCGCGGGGCTAATAACCAAGACACGCTTTGCGCCAATACGATCAGCAAACGCAATCGCAGTGTATGTCTTGCCAAGTCCCGGTTCATGCGCGACGTAGCGACACGTCTTCAAGTCTTCGCACAACCAATCAACTGTCTCGCGCTGATAATTAAATAATGACATCGGGGCGCTCTAACCATTTTACGCGAGGAAGCGACAATAAGATTTTACGCACACCGTTTTCAGATGGGTTCGCGCAGCCTGTCCGGCTTTCACATTGTCTCTTGATGATCCTTGACGTCTTTTCAATCACAAAAGCAGGGCGCTCGCGTGGAAAAGATTTCTTTAAATTTGTTGAAACTTCGCTGTCTTTCATTTGAGTATCACGCAAAGAGAAATGAAGCCGCCAGATAAAATTATCGACAGAAGACAAATCACGTAGACAACGCGAATAATATATTCAGCGTTATTCATCGTTTTGACTTGTCTGTGTTTGAATGAACCAATGCGCCATCAACAAAGCTTCAGCTTTGTTATGATCGCGTTTCTTATCAAGAAACTTTGCGACAGATGGATAGAGGCGCGACGCCAAATCACGCGACGCGTCGGCGTCGCTAGACAAGTTCAACGCTTTCTTCCAACGCAAAGGCGATACCAGGTGCGTTCTGATTTCAAGCGCCGCTAAGACGCCTTCAACCATTCCACAGCCTTTTCCAAAATTGAAACTCGAAGACACGCCCTGTTTGGGCATGGCGTTAACAAGTTCGATCACAGCATCGACTTGTCCAAAAGGTTTCAAATGCTCTTTTAATGTCTGCGCCCACGCGGTTGCTTGAACCATCTTCGCGGCGACAGGCATGTCGGCTACAAATGCAGCGCGCGAAGGCCCACGAACAATGATTGCATAAGCCGCAGACACAGAGCCGGGATCGACGCCAATTACAACGTCTTGTTTGTTAACCGCCATTGCAGACAGTTTCCTTATCAAAAGTCATGAGATAGCGAAGAGGGGCAAAATCCGGGTCCAGACGGCGGGCTAAACTCATTACCAGAGCCACGCCGTCTGCCGGGGATCGCTCCGCGGATTGCCAATAGTATAGAGTGCGCAGGGAAGGGACGCGCATGGACTGCGCATGAAGAAGGACACGGACACGTTCCGCGCCCCCTAAGTCCTTAATAAGCTGTCCTAAATCCCAATAAGCGTCATAGCTCATGTTGGCTGCTGTCCCGTTTGCTTTCAACACAAGACAGTAATGCAAGTGATTTGCAGTTTCGTCAAGTTTATTGTGAGTATTTTCCGCAACTATGCGGCATTATTTACCAAATAAATTGTATATGTTGTGAACAAGTCTTGCAGTGTATGTTTTGATGTGACATAAACCGACATTGTAAAAGATAGTCAACAAGAGGTTAATAGTATGTCGCGTAGTCCTCGACGACGAATGCCTCCGGCAGCGGGGCAGACCAGTGAAGAACGGCTTGTGCATGAAGATTTTGCCAGACGGTTGCACAAGATAATTGCTGATAGAGGCATGTCACCGTCAGATTTAGCCCGCAAAGTGTGGGGTTCTATAGAGCAAATAGATAGCAAGACGGGCAAAGTTGTGAACGCCGCCCGTAATAGAGACAGGGTTTCCGTATATTTGTCAGGTAGAGGTTTTCCAGATCCCAAAAACCTCGCCAAGATCGCCAAAGCTTTAAATGTTGAGCCAATAGATCTCGCGCCAGACATCGCCGCCGCGGCTATTGAACGCGAAGTTCCAGAAATGAACATGACCATGATCGCGGGTCACGACGATAAAGCATTATTAAGAATTAATAAGCTTATGCCTGTTGATGTTGCAATTGAAGTGATGCGTCTCATTCGTGAGAAAACAACAAAGTGAGATTTGACGACGGCGACCCGTGGTTGACCGACGCTGAAATAGGGGAACTGCTACGCAAACACCCCGATACAGTGTCAAGGTGGCGGCGATACGAGAGCCTGCCTTTTCTTCCCGGTAGACCCGCGCTTACAAGATATAGCGACTTACTTAAATGGATAGACAATCGCAAAGAGACACGACACGCGTCGCATGGTCCGACAAGCGACAAGTCTATGAAGTCAGATGGACAGAAGTCCACAACGGCAAGCACCGCTCCCGCGCCATATCCACAGGTATCAAGGACATTGGCCGCAAGTTTGAGGCGGAAGTTTTCGCAGCGGAGTTCAAAAATCAAAACGCCGTAATTGATGAAGCAATTGCGGAACCAAGAATTAATGAGATTATTGACCGCTATATCGCAGACCAGCACGTTAAACGCGGTCCGCACAAAAACCACAGGTTTATGTTTAATCCTATTCGCAAGACGTTTGGCGCGCAGAGATTATCAGCTTTAACACCGCAAGACTTTTTAGATTATCAAACTGATTGCGCAGGCAAATATAAAACCTCGACAGTATTAAGCAGATTAAAAAGATTAAGAACGGCAATCTTACACGCGCATAAGGTTGGGATCTTAGACAAGTCTATAAACCCGCACATTACTTTTCCTTCACAGCCGCAAGGGCGTATTGTTTTCTTGGACGAAGAACAAGAAAACGAAGTTTACGCGCTTGCTTGTGGGTTGAGTATTGGAAAACAAAAGCTTGATCCAGTTACGTTCTTTGCGTGTCTAGCATTAGACACAGGCGCGAGGTTAAACGCGATACTTGGTTTAACTTGGGACAGAATAGATCTCGTATCTGAAACAATAGATTTCAGAGAGCCGGGAATGATTGTCACTAAGAAACGCCGTGTTGTCGCGCCCATAAATAACAGGCTTAGATCCATGTTGGCGCGCGCTCATAGAGAGCGCGACAACAATAAAGTCTTCAAGTCACCGTCTTGTGTTGAGCGCGACTACAGGATCTTTATTCGTTCGACGTCCTACCCTTGGGCGACGCCACACGTCCTGCGACATACGTTTGCAACGCTTTTATTGAAGGCGGGCGTAGATGTGGTTCAAGTTGGCAATTTGATAGGCGACACACCAGAGACTGTGTTTAAAACATACGCACATACTAGCCGTAGATGGTTGCATGATACTGTAAACATTCGGCACAAATATTAATACAGATTTGCTGTCTTTAATGTCTTGCCAAGCCAACAGTTTTAAGGCAGCTTCGCTTCCCTTCGCGTTTTCCAAGCCCTGCTGATTAAAAAACCCCGCCAAGGTATGAGCCAAGGCGGGGTGAGTAGGGAGGAAACGCCCCATAAGGAACAGGGCAGTGACAAAAACCACTATAGATATGATGCATAGCGATGACAAGTCTTTAATTGAGACAAACAGAACCAACAGCAACCAAAGAGGCATAGGAACGGATATATTTGGCGACCAAGACAATGCAACAAAAGAAGGCTTGGAAATTGTCAAACGCGCCAAGACATGGATTGCAAATGGCTTTGAAGGACATTTGGTTGCAACGCGCATAGGCGGCAAAGCAGCATTTGAAGACGGTTGGAATAGTGACGCGCCTTGGCCAACTGAAAAATTATTAAAGAGATTAGAACGCGGATATGGCTTTGGCGTCAGGACAAAGCGCTTTCCCGCGGTAGACATAGAAGAAAGCGCGCAAGCAAATAAAATATTAGAAATCGCGCAGACTAATTATCCAGACGCGCCGATACGTTCAAGACCGGGGACGACATCAAAAGCTTTATTGCTTCACCGCGCAGAGAATGAACCAACAAAAAGATTTAGATTGTTGCGGCTTCCTGATGAAGCTTTGCTTATGGAGGTGCTAGGCGCGACGCAATTACACAGCGGCGGTTTTCGCAGCGACAAAGGGAATGTCTGGTTGAAATGGGATCGCGCGCCAGTTGTTGCGAAATTACCAGTTGTGACGAATGACCAGATTGAACAGTTTTGTCGTGACGTTATAGACGCTTTGAAAGCAGAAGGCGTTCAAGCAGAGTTACGCATACAAGACGACAAAGGCGTTATTTCCGGCGGCGACCCAGCGACAGAGGAAGAAGTCGCAGCCGACAGTGTCTACAGGCTGTTTGAAGATATGGGTATGGTCAAAAACAACAAGCCTAACAAAACAGGTTGGGTGGATGTTGTCTGTCCTTGGGCGGATGAACACACAGATCCAACGCAGGACACAGCAGGTTATCATCCCGGCGCAGGCGGGTTCAGTTGTTTCCATGCTCACTGTCAGGGCAAGGGCATGAATGATATCAGGGAGTGGCTGGACAAGATCGCGCCAGCAGATACGCAAGTGTCTGCGACAAACGCAGCGGCAGGCGAACTATTCAGAAAGGATGGATACCAAGACCCTTTTGAAGACAAGGCCGACTATCTGTCCAAGAGTTGGCGCGGCGCGCTTGCAAGGTTGCGCGAGGCGCAGGACGAAGTCGGTCATAAGGAATTTTATGGGGATGATGGCGGCGAAGGGTTTATAACATTTGATTTGAACAAGCAGATGGACCTGCCGTTAATTAGGCCAGACATCACGGATTGGCACAGCAAGGGTGAAGTCTCAATCATGGCGTCCGCGCCGGGGACGGGTAAGTCTACGTTGTGTCTCCTATATGCTTTGGCGATTTGTTTAGAACGGCCAGAGCTGGTTGGTCTGACTGAGCTGGATTGGACGGGCGACGTTGTCCTTGTGTCTAACGAAGATCGCTTTGCAACGATACAGAGCAAGCTCGCCGGTTTTAAGAAAAAGCTTGGTCTGGTTGATGGTGACTTCAAGCACAAGATCCATCTATGGAATGAGCGCTTGGCGGTTGTGTCTAAGACAGGAGCATTGGGAATAGCGCCCACCAGGAATGCGGTCAGGTTCGTAGACAGGCTTGCAGATCTGAGGAAAACCTCTTGTGTCTCGCTCGTTATTGTGGACACGCTCGCGTCAGCCGTAGAAGGCGGGGACGAAAACGCGTCCGGCGATATGCAAGCTTTAATGAACCACTGCATAGACATTGCAGTTAATGGGTTCTGCGCTGTGACATTAATACATCACGTTAAGAAAGCTGCGGGCGATAGCGACGACGACGTCAGTATGAATGATGTTAGAGGCTCCGGGGCATTGGTTGGCGCGGCGCGCATGGTTGTCGGCGTCGCCAAATGCGGGTCAGGGCGTGAAGTCAAGCATGGTTGGACAGCGGACGAGCGGTCCCGGTCTATACGGTTCGCAGGTCTGAAGGCCAATAACAGACCGACCGCTATTGAGCGGTTTTATCGTTTTGAGAATATGGACATGCTGGGGCGTGACGTTCGCGGGTTTGTTAAAAATACAAAAGTAGGGGTGTTGGACCTATTGCCCGCGCCTGCGCCTTTGGTGAAGGATTGGAAGGCCGAGACGCGCGTAGCGCTAGACGCGGCGCTTCATGCTGGTCAAGAGCTAGTTTTAGATAAGCAGGCCGTGGGCAAATGGGACGCGCGCAGCGCTGTTAAGCACGTCTTAGAAAGCGTTTCTGGGGACGCTAAAAAAGACCGCGCAGCGGTCTTTAACGCCATAGGGCAGTTGATAAAGGAAGGCGTATATTATGCACAAAACGTGCGCAATAACGCAGGAAACTATAAAACGGTTTTGGGGTTTAAGTGACGCGTGGAACTACGCGCAGAACTACGCAACATCTACGCAGAACTACGCGCGTAGTTGCGTAGTTTCCCTATAGTCAAAAAGCGAACTACGCGCGTTTTTGACGCTATAGGGAACTACGCAGGCAACTACGCAAAAGCATTTACGCGAATAAAAAAAGAGGCCCGCTGGGGCCTCTCTTTTTCTGCAAGTCTTGTGCATCGTGACTTTTATGTCACGCCGCGTTCTTGTTAAGCTTGCGCGTCAATGCGCCAAGGCCCTCGCGCGCTAATTGGTCCGGGTCAAAGACGTTTACGAAGTCAGGAAATATCCGAGAGACGTCATACTCAAGACCGACGCCTATCGTTTCCACGCCGTCACGCGCCCACAATTGCTGCGCGCGTTTCCACGCGTCCGAGGTATAGCTGTCTTGCCCATCAGATAGGACGAACAAGAGGCGGCGCGTGACGCCTCTCACTTGTTTAAGGCGGCCTACTGCGGACGCCGCGCCTGTAAGATTGCAAGTCCCCTCGTATGGCGTGGAATTCGCCAAGAGTTCGCGCGTCTTGCGCCATGAGGCAGCGTAGGTCTTCATTATGTCAATCTGCGGGATGCAGGATTGTGGGTGTTCGCCCGTCCGAGATACTTCAAACGGGACCGCAGCGCGGTCTAGCGCGTCACCAATAGCAAGAGCCATTGCCGCGGCATATTTCTCATTGCGGCCGCGCATGGACCTTGAACCATCAAGGACAATAGCCACGGCAGAATTGACGCCTTCAGTAAATTGACGGCGCGCAAAGACGTTAGTGCGCCCGCCTGCGATACGTGCAAAGGCGTGGCGGTCAAGGCGTCCCGCTGCAAGACCGCGCTGCGTTGAAACAAGCGCGGGCGATTTAACAAGGCGCGTGAGGTCCGCCTTAAGCTTGGCAGTGGATGGGAAGACCTTGTCCAAGACTTCTACGGCCGTATGGCGTCTTGTCTTTTCCGTAGGCTTTGGCGTGATACGCGGGACGCGCGCAAATTGCTTGTCTGCATATTCTGTTACTACGTCGCGCGCCTTCATGCGCTTTAATATTTCATCAGCTTGTTTATTCAATTCGGGTTCCACTGGGATTGTATCGCCTTTGCGCAAGCCTGCGCCGTCAAGCTTGTTCCCGCCTTCCCCGTTTGAGGTCTGCGGCGCGTCTTGATCTTTGCCGCCCTGCGTATCGCTTGCGCCGTCACTGTCTTGTGATTGCGTTTCTTGTTCGCCTTGCGCGTCGCTAGGCGCGTCTTGCTTGGCGTCCTGCTGCTGTCCTGCCTCTTGTTCGTCCGCGCTGTCCTGCGCCTCTTGTGGCGCGTCCTGCGCGTCCTGCGCGTCCTGCGTTTGTTGCGTTTGTTGTTGCTGGGTTTGCTGCGCGTCACGCCACGCCTTGACCTCATGCGCTAGAACAACAATGTCAGGCGTCCCGGCGCAGGCTTTGAGGCGCGGCCATACCCACGCCAAAGCGCTGTCAATATTGGCAGGCAGGGCAGGCGCGCTTGGCAGGTCAAAGCCAAGGGTTTTTATGCGCCCGTAGACTGCCAGAGTATAGGCAAGGTTTGAGAGGTCCGCAGGGTCATAGGCGTTGTTAGTGATTGCCTCTTGTAGTTTTTGTTCTGTTAACTTTTCAAGCATGGCGCGGGCGTTTGTTGCCACGCCTTGCGCAATCAGCGCGCCTTCAATGCGCGGGTCTTCAAGACCGTTTGCAATGTCCTGTATGCCGCCACGGATTGCATTATGCCACGCGTCAAAATCAGTAAACAGCGCATGACCTACCTCGTGGATCACATAGGCAATCCATATGTCGCGTTCATCCCGCGTGAGACGCGCGTCAAGAGGCAGGAAGGGCAGACATAGGGATATGTCCCTATGTCCTTTCAATATGCCCGCAGTATTGCCGTCAATGCTAACGCGCCACGGCAAGCGGCAATATGGATTGCGGGCCTTGTATAGTTTCTGCGCCGCCAGCAGGCAGGCGTCAATCACGTCTTGATATTGATACATTGACATGGGTCTACCCTCTTAAATGGTTGCGTCTTGAAAAGCCTGCGCCGCTGCATGACCGCGCGCGCTGCGTTCTATCTCTTGCGTCTCTTGTGGCGTCACGCCTGCCGCGTAGGCGTCAAGGTTCGTGAAGTTAAGATCTGCGCCTGCTAAGACTTCCAAGGCTTGGACGTCTTCGCCATGCGCAAGGTTAAGAATGCAGACCTTAAAGGCGTGAGACGCCGGGACGCCGTCTAAAAGCCACCCAGTAAACGCCACAAGACGCCTAAAGCCTATTGCCTGCGTTAGATCGCCAGAATTACATTTCTGCCGCGTCTTGCTGGCAAAGCGCACGACCTCTTGCGCCAAGGTCCGAGACGCGCCCGTCCGTTTTATAAGCGCGTTTGTTTCTTGTCTTGCGTCCGGGTAGTCCACGCTAAGACCTACCGCGAAACGGTCCATAAAGGCGGCATTGACTGCGGCCGTCCCCACAAAGTTTCCAGTGTTATCGCCGCGGCCGTTTGTATTATCAGCGGCCAAAACAACAACGCCCTGCGCCATGTCAACGCGTTCGCCCGTCTCCAAAACTACAAACCTATGATCTAGCAAGGTCTGCAATGTTGCCAGTGTTCCAGACGGGCAAACCGTAGGTTCATCTAATAGTATGACCGCGCCCGGCGTCCGTATGGCTTTTGTAAGCTTGCCGTCGGTCCATACTGTATCGCCGTCAACAATGCCGGGACCGCCCCAAAGGAAAGACGCTTCAGTGTCGCGGTCAAAAGCAATCCTAAAAAACGGACGGCCAAGCGCGGCAGCAATCTGCATTGCGGCAGACGTCTTGCCCGTCCCCGGAGGTCCAAACATCCACGCGCATTGTTGACGGTTTATAGCGGTCAAGAGGTCCGCCAATAAGGTTTCATCCCAAACGAAGTCAAGGTCCATAGGCGGCGCGCTTGGATCGTTCCAGACGGGCAGCGCGAGACGGTCAAGGCGCGCGCCTTTCATGTTGAAAATCTTTGACGCCTTGAAAGCTTGAACACTAGGCGCGGCTTGTTCGTCCGGCGCAGCGGGCGCAATCTGCCGCAAGGGCGCAGCCTCTTGCGCCTCTTTAAGATCAGCGCGGGCCTTGTCTAAAGCGCTATAGACGGACGCAACATTGTTGCGCAGGCAATCCCAAACGCTAGGCGCAAGGATTGTCTTGACGCCGTCCAAGGGCGCAAGGATAGCGTCCGCGCTGAAACCGTCCGCTGCTGTTATTGTCTTTATTGTTACACGTGAAACAGGACTGGCGGCAACAATAGGCGCGTCCGCTGGGTCTAATTGTGGCGGCGTGATTGCTATTGCTGTCCTTACGTCAACGCCAAGCGCGGCCGCTAAAGACAGCAATTCGTGCTGATGCAATTTTGAGACGTTATCCTTGCCCGTCAATTCAAGACAGGTCTTGCCTTGACTGCGCAGGGTTTGAGATAGCGCGCTTTTAAGAGAGGTTCTTTCTTCGTTTGTCATTGTCACTGTTTCCTATGGTTTCTTGATTAGATGAAAAGATTAACGAGGGGTTGCGCCAAAACGGCCGCGCAAAGCGCGGCCGCAAGCATTTCAAGGATAGAGAAGGCGGTCATTGCGCACCGGCCATTGCGCGGCGCGCTGTCAGAATAAATTCATCAGCGCTTGACGCGGTCCAATATGCGCCGCGAGCGTCACCGGCATTTAAAAGGACGCGCGCCTCATTAAGCGCTGATAACGCCATGCGCAGCGCATTGCGCGCCGTTTCATTGGCTTTCACTCTCTTATTGCGCAGCGCGTTCATTGCGCGGACAATGGCGGCATTTAAGGTCTTGAGGTCTAAAGTCTTCATGTCACTGTTTCCTTATGTTGTTTTTGTTGTCCCCAAAGCAGGACAGTAAACCGCTACCACATAATTTATTCTTATGTCTAGCGCTGTCTTGTTCTGTCTTGATTAATTTATGTGAAAAATGGTAAACAATTGTTTACGATTTCTTAGACAGGGTTTTAGACATGTCTAGCGCTGCAATTATGCCGCGAGCTGAAGACCAAATAAATCAAGCAATTGCCCGGAAAAGGCGCAATGCCGCGCGGCGCAATTATCAAGAAAGGCAAGCAATCCTTGAACAAATGACGGACGAAGCCTTTGACGTCCTGCGCGAATTGCTGTCTTCACCAAATGACAGCATACGTCTTGCCGCTGCCAAAGAGACGCTAGACAGATCACAAGGCAAGGCAAGACAGATGCAGCAGATAGACGTCCGCGCCACGGATATGACTGCGCTGCACCTGGCAGCGCTGCGCGCCCTGGCAAATGATACGCAAGTCATTGAAAGTAAACCGAATGCGGTCATAGATCATGCCTCCTAGAAAGAGCATAGACCCGCAAGTCTTGCGCGAACGCGTATTAAATAATGCTGCTAAGTCATTGATTAATATAGAACAACCACATAATAGCGTATTATCTAGCGCAGTATCTAGCAGTAAAAACAATGACTTAGACACGCTAGACAGGCCGTTGACAATCACCCCCCGCCCCCCCGAAGGAACCGCAGCCGCGGCTGCTGACGGCAACCCTCATGTCCAAATCAGCCCAAAAAATTCTCCAATTACAACAAGCCAACTCAAGACAACCCCCACACCCCCATCAGAGCAATTCACATCCATTTTTGAAAATTTTTTTGGTGGTTTGCCAGAGAATGTAAACAGGAGTGAACCGCCATGCGCGCCGCTGACATTGCAAGAACCTGCTGCGACGTCATCGCCATCGCCGCAGCAGCCGCGACAGTCACCTTTGCAGGCGCGTTCGTCTTCGTCCTCTACTGCTGCGTCTGCGTCTGCGCCCTCGCAGCCGACGCAATCGACAGCGCAATCAAAAAAGGAAGATAATCCTTTTCTCGATTTTGTATTGCGCTACCGCGACAACCCCGCGGATCTTGTCAAGAATGTCTTCGGTGCGCAGCCCGATCCTTGGCAAGAAGAATTTCTGGCGTACATTCAATCGGGCGCGAGAAGAATTTCAGTCAGGGCAGGGCATGGCGTGGGCAAGTCCACGGCTTGCGCGTGGGCTGTGATCTGGCATCTTATCACGCGATATCCGCAAAAAGTTGTTTGCACAGCGCCAACTGCGCCGCAACTTTATGATGCGCTGTTTGCGGAGATAAAGTTCTGGATCAACAAATTGCCTGCATACATGCGGCAGTTATTTGAGATTACCTCAGACAGAATAGTTCTCAAATCTTCACCCGAAGCTAGCTTTGTTTCAGCACGAACATCTAGCAAGGAGAAGCCCGAAGCACTGGCCGGTGTCCACAGCGATAACGTGCTGCTTATCGTGGACGAGGCCAGTGCTGTCGAGGAAGCTGTCTTTGAGAGCGCGGCGGGATCTATGTCCGGCCACAACGCGACGACGGTTCTAATCGGAAACCCAACGCGATCTTCTGGTTTATTTTACAAGACGCACCATGAACTGGCGACGGAATGGAAGACGATGCACGTCTCTTGCGTCACATCCCCACGCGTCACAGAGGATTTCGTCAAGCAGATTAAGGATACTTATGGCGAACTCTCGAACGCTTTTCGTGTGCGTGTTCTGGGTGAATTTCCTCTTGCTGATGATGATACCCTTATCCCAGCCGAACTTGTTGACGCCGCCATGCGACGCGACATTCACCACGATACAAGTGAACCAATCCTTTTCGGCGTTGACCCCGCACGTTTTGGCGACGATGCCGCTGTCCTTTGTGTCCGCCAAGGTAATGTCGTCATGCACTTTAGATCGTGGCGCGGACTTGACCTCATGTCGCTATGCGGAGCCATAGTCAATGAAGCCGAACAACTCAAACCAGAAGAGATTAATGTTGATAGCATTGGCCTTGGCGCTGGTTTGGCTGACAGGCTTAGAGAGCTTGGCTTACCTGTCAGAGATGTCAATGTATCAGAAGTTTCCGCACTCAATCCAAAAGCCAATCGTTTACGAGACGAACTCTGGATTTCGGTGCGAGATTTTCTCGCCCAGCGCGCATGTCGGCTCCCAAACGAAGAGAGTTTGCGGGCCGATTTAGTCACGCCAAAATATAGCTTCACCTCAAGCGGAAAACTGCAAGTCGAGAGTAAGGGGGATATGAAGAAACGTCTTCGTCGCTCACCAGACTTTGCAGATGCTTTAGCACTTACATTTGCCGGACGTGGCGCGATGGTCGGGGGTCGCATGGCGTCATGGGTTCCCGGCAAACCTCTCCAACGTCGAATTTCTATTTGTTGAAAAGGATAAGACCTCATGGCTCGCCGTAGAAAGAACCGCAGTCCCGTTGAAGGAATTGATAATTCCTCGCGCGCCATGCAGCCGGGATCGTCCATTGCTTTGGATGATGCTGATGAGGACCGCCGTATGCGTCCTAAATATGTCGATAGCCTTCGCAACTCCGGGCAGGGCGGAAACCTCGATGACACAAATACAGACTATGTTCAAACGAGCGCGGAAGTTGATAGTTCTGACATTTCATCTCCTGCGCCTAATCGAACGGAGTTTCGTCCTCTTGATCCTGTTGAGTTTCAATCCCGCGTCCACCAAGCCTTTCAACAAGCAGAATTATATGTCGATACTTACGTCGCGCCAGCGCGCATTGACGCGGCGGAGTATTACAAAGGTGCGCCGTTTGGTGATGAAGAAGACGGACGATCACAAATTGTTCTGACGGAAGTAAGAGACACAATTCAATCTATTCTTCCGTCTCTTATGCGTATCTTCACAAGCGGCGACAAGATTGTTGAATACATGCCGCGAACAGCGCAAGCAATTCCATATGCCGAGCAAGCAAGCGACGCGATTAATTTTATTTTTCAAGATATGAACCCCGGTTTTAATATTCTTTATTCGTCGTTCAAAGATGCTCTATTAAAAAAACTTGGCGTTGTAACGTGGTGGGCTGAAAGCGAAGATCGTGTCATTGAACGTAAGTTTTCGGGGTTGACCGAAGAAGACGTTTTAATGTTTCAGCAAAATAATCCTAATGCGCAATTTGTTTCTATAGAACCCGAACAAGTTATTCCGCCGAATGTGCAGACGTATAAATGCCAAGTGCGTTTAGTCGATCAAGAAAGAAAATATCGCGTTCGCGCTTTGCCTCCTGAGTGTTTTATTATTGATCGTCGCGCGCGAGACACTGACAAGTTTTTCGATCTTGTTGGTATGCGCGATATGGTCACGGTATCAGAACTTGTGCAAATGGGTTTTGACGAAGATGAAGTCCGCGAACATGGCGCACCTGGACAGGATGAGAATTGGTATTGGAACTTTGAAGAAGTAGAACGCAATCCCGGTTTTGGTTGGCCAAACTATCCGCCAGATCCATCAATGATGCGCGTTAAATATATGAAGATTTATATGCGCATTGACGCAGACGGCGACGGCATCGCTGAGTTGCGTTGCATTCATGCAATCGGTGCGGGCTGTTATGTTTTAAAACATGAGGTCGTCGATCATGCGCCATTTGCATTGTTCTGCCCAGACCCCGAACCCCACACAATCTTTGGACATTCGGTTGCAGATAGCACGATGGACTTGCAGCGTATCAAGTCCCACGTCATGCGCGCCACGATGGACAGTCTTGCGCAATCCATATTTCCGCGAACCGCAGTTGTTGAAGGACAAGTCAATATGGATGACGTCCTCAACAAAGAAGTAGGCGCGATTATTCGTATGCGCCAAATCGGCGCTGTGCAGGATTTATCCACGCCATTTGTCGGCCAAGCCGCAATGCCAATCTTGGAATATATGGATGAGATTAAAGCACAGAGGACTGGCGTCACCCCGGCAAGTCAAGGTCTTGATGCTGATCTGCTACAAAGCACAACAAAAGCTGCGGTCACGGCGCAAATATCTGCTGCACAGGAACGAATTGAAATCATTGCGCGCATCTTTGCTGAGACAGGATGCAAGCAATTATTCTCTGGACTTCTTAGATTAATTTGCCGTCATCAAGATAAACCGTTGTTAGTAAGACTACGCGGACAATGGACGCCTGTTGATCCGACAACGTGGGATGAGGATATGGATTGCTCTGTCTCTGTCGCGTTAGGACGCGGCGATGATGCAGAGCAAATGAATTTCCTTGGTCAAATTGCTCAAAAGCAAGAGCAGATCTTGCAGCTTATGGGCATGAACAATCCACTTGTGAAACTTAGTCAGTATCAACAGACGTTGAGCCAACTTGTTCGCAAGGCTGGATACAAAAACCCCGATAGTTTCTTTACTCCAATAACCCCAGAAATGGAGCAACAACTTGCGCAAGCCGAAGCCCAGCAAAAAGCCCAGCAAATCGACCCCAATGTCCTCCTCGCCAAAGTCGAACTCGCCAAAGCCCAAAGCGACACCTTCGCCAAGCTCCAAAGCCAAGCCGTGGCCCGCGCGCAGTTGCAGCTAGAGCAAGACTTTAAACGCGATCAACTGGACGCAGACGTCATTATCAGAACGGCAGACATGTCTGGCAAATACGGTGCGCCAATAGACACGGCCGGTATTCTCAACTTTATCAACCGTCCGCGTCCAGACATTCAAAACATTGCGCAGACATTAATTGACCGTGAAAAGCAAACCGCTGCGCAAGTGCTTACCAGCATTGGCGTGTCTGCAAATCAACCGGGACCGCAAGCTGCGCCATCCGCCCCGTCAACGCCGTCGCCTGTTGCAAAAGCAACACAGAACCCACTTGCCCAAGGAGCGTAAATGAACACCCAGACTGCCGATGAAGTTATCCGTTTAGGCGGCGAGGCAGAATATATTTTGTCTTCTGACGCCTATGCCCGCGTCATGCTTGAACTTGAAAAGCAACTTATCGACGCGTGGGCGGCGGGGACTTTTAAAACGCCCGAAGAAAGAGAAGACGCTTTTAACCGTGTTCGTGGCGCGCGCATGTTTCGAGACAGATGCAATGCTCTCATCGAAAACATGAAACTGCAAAAAGCGCGTTTTGAACGCAACGAAAAAGCCGCGAAAGCAAATCGGAATGACTGACGTGTCCTGTATCCCAGATAGCGCATTTCCTGTGACGCCGTCCGACGACAAAGGCGTGAGCTTTATGACTTTGTATATCGGACAGGAGGGTGACGTCGCTCTATGCGCAGAGGGCGGTCAAAGCGTGATCCTAGAAAATGTCCCAACGGGGACGCTCATACCTTTGCGGGTTTGCAAGGTCATGGCGACCGGGACAACGGCCAAGGGGATCGTCGGCTTTAAGTAATTTTTTGATCTTGTGTCTTGAATAAGGAAGGACTAACATGACAGACGATACAGCGACTGCGCCGACAAGCCCCCAAGGGTCCGGCAGCGTCGATGAAGCTGCCGCTAGGTTTGAGCGTTTTCTGACCGCCGAAGAGGGCGACAACCAGAAGAAACGGTCCCGAAGCGAGACAGTAGAAACTCCCCCGGAAGTTGAGGCGCAGGCTGAAACAGACGAGGGCGCGGAGACTGAAGCCGAAGAGACGGCGTCAAACGAAGCCGAAGAGGCTCCCGAAGGCGACGAGGCTGAAAGCTCCACCGACGCACCCGACGAGGATGCTGCGGAGCAAGACGACGCGGACAAAGTCTACACCGTCAAAGTTGACGGCAAGGAAATGCAAGTCCCGCTAGACGAATTGCTCAAAGGCTATTCTAGGACGGCGGACTACACCCGGAAAACTGAAGCTCTGGCCCATGAAAGAAAAGCCTTTCATGCGGAAGCAGAGCAGGTGAAGGAAGAAAGGGCGCAATATGCGCAACTTCTCCCGGCTTTGGCGCAACAGCTACAAGCAAGTCTGCCTAAAGCTCCAGATCCTGCCCTGCGTGAGACAGACCCACTCGCGTATGTCTTGGAAAAAGACAAATACGAGGAAGCAGTTGGGCGTTTGAATGCTGCGTTTTCTGAATTGCAGCGTGTCCAGACGCAGCAGACTGAGGAGCAAATCAAGCAGGTCCAAGCCTCTGTGGCTGAAGCCCGTAAGAAACTCCCAGAACTGATACCGGCATGGAAAGACGAAAAGGCTTATGAGCGTGATAGGCCAAAGTTGCGGGAATACGCGAAAAAGCTTGGTTATTCCGATGGTGAAATCGACCAAGCCTACGATCCCCGCGCAGTCGCCTCGCTCTGGAAGGCAATGCGTTACGACGAGCTAGTCGCTCGTAGACCAAAGCCCGACGTGCCTCTCGAAAAAGCCATCCGTCCAACGACAGCGGTCGTCGCACCTGCCGCGCGCGGCGCTAGACAGAGCCAAGAAGCCCGGAAACGTCTCGCTCAAACTGGCCGCATAGACGATGCCGCTGCGGCTATTCGTTCTCTTCTGTAGGTAATAGGACAAGACAATGTCTACAGTAACCCGATATGACAACTACAAAGCCGTCCGTGAGGATCTTACTGATATTATTTATAATATCAGCCCCACATCAACGCCATTTATGTCCAACATTGGACGTGAAAGCGTAGAAAACACTTACCATGAGTGGCAGACAGACATCCTTGCCGCTGCGGACGTGACCAACGCCGCAATCGAAGGCGCGGACGCTTCAGACACGGCGTTTGTCGCTACAAACCGCGTGGGCAACTACACCCAGATCTCGACCAAGACAATCAACGTGTCTGGCACGTCTGGCGCTGTAGACACGGCAGGTATGAAGACACTTGAGAGTTATCTTTTGGCTAAAAGAGGCCGCGAGTTGAAGCGCGACATGGAGACAATCCTGTTGGCGAACCAGCCTGCGGTTGTTGGTAACAACTCAACGGCGCGTAAACTTGCTGGCTTCCCAGCTTGGATACGCACGAACGTCGTCACCAACGGTGAAACCGCTCCGACGATGTCTTCAACCAACGACGGCTATCCGAACGCTGGCTGGACGACGGCTGCGTCAAACGTGGCTTTCACGGAAGCAATGGTTAAGACGGCGCTTCAGTCCCTTTGGACAAATGGCGGCGAAAGCAAAATGATGATGGTTGGTCCACACAACAAAGTGGTCTTTTCATCGTTTGCCGGTATCGCACTAAACCGTGTCGATCACCGTGATCCAAAGCAAGCGTTCATTCTTGGCGCGGCTGATGTCTACGTGTCCGATTTCGGAAATTTAGACATTGTTCCAAACCGCTTTACCGACGACAGCTTTGCGCATTTGATTGACCCAGAATACGCCAAAATTGGCTATCTGCGTCCGTTCCAGCGCAATCCTCTGGCAAAGACAGGCGACAGCCGTCGGACCCAGATGCTCGTAGAATACACGCTCGTTGTCGGCACTGAGCGCGCACACGCTACGATTGCCAACCTCTTGACGGCATAAGCCAGATAGACAGGACAGGCGGCACTAGCCGCCTGTCTTTAAATCTGCTAGACATACAAGACGGGTGAGACATGGCTAAATCGACCAAAAAGACAGGTTCTTTCGACGGTAAGTCAAACAAGCTCGGATACGGCGGTCGCGCCGCCCAGCTTAAAGCTAAAGGCGTTCCCGGCGCAGTCATCGGTGAAATCGCGCGCAAAAAAGGCGCAGCCCCCGGCGGTCCAAACTATCACGGCAAGCGGGGCAAATGATGGGCGCTTTTCGGCACCTAGACGATCCCAATTTCGACGTCGATGCAATGACGGGCGCGCGGCAGCGCCTCGTCATCGACAACGACGGCGTAATGCACTTTGAAACAACGCAAGACGACACAAACATTCGTCGCTTCGCGCATGAAAGCCGCAGTAGTTATTCAAAGCATGAAAAACTTGGCGATATGGCTCCTGTTGGGTCGATCCCCATGCTTGTCATGTATGACTTGATTAAACGCGGCATTTGGCAAGACCCACAACGCCGACGCAAATGGTGGAACAGTATTGAGGCGGCTCCCTACAGAACAAGGGACTTTGTCGTATGACTGTTTTCGCTGATCCTGTCTTTACGCCGGACTATCAAGGTCTTTGCAATAAAATTGCAGACACGTTGAATAGACAGGATCTAACGTCTGTTATTCCAGATTTTACGGTCATGGCGACATCGCGCATTTCGCGTGACATGGCGCGCGTTAAACATCCACTTGCAGTATCGCGCGCAATCGCTTCTGTCCAAAACAATTATGTGCCGTTGCCGATTGATTACTTGGCTGTCTATCAGCTTATGGATCAAGACAACACGATCACTTTGGCTTACGTTTCGCCAGATCAATCGCAAGAAGTTCTTGCCCAAGGCTGGCAAACAACAACAGGCCCATACAACAATATATTGCCGTCCGCACCACCCGCAAAGGGTCCGATCTATTACACTATAGTCGGCAATCAGCTTCGCATTTTTCCACCACCTAGCACGACAGCGTTAGTTTACCTCGACCTTTGGTATTATGCCTACCTGCCTAAAATCTATACAGGCAATACGACAAATTGGGCGCTAACGCGTTACCCGGATCTATATCTATACGGGGCGCTTGTTCACACCGCGCCATATCTGAAAGCAGACGAGCGCATCCAGACTTGGGAAGGCGCATATCAAACCATTCTCCGTGACATTGAGGTTGAGGCTGATCGCGCTGTGCGAACTCAGTCGAAACTTAACGCCGCGCGTAAAAGTTTTTGACGAGAGGATAGAAAATGTCAGTCGTTTATTCATCAACACTCAAAAACAATCGGATGCAGCTTGTTGCTGATTTGATTGCTGGCAAGGTTGCAGCATCATCTAGCGGCACAGCTACTGCCGGCGTTCTTGTTATTGGAACATCGGCTCTGTCAGGTGCGACCGGTGTGCTTGCGACATTTACACTTGGAACTACGCCAGGAACAGTATCCGGTGGCGTTTTAACAATCTCTGGCACGCCTTTAACGACAACTGCTTCTGCAACTGGAACAGCGGCCAAAGCTGAATTGAGAGACAATTCCGGCAACGTGATCGTTACCGGTTTAACTGTTGATGTTTCCGCAAACTCTCCAAACATTGTGATTAACGCGACGGCCATTTCTTCTGGTCAGTCAGTCACCCTGTCTAGCGGCACCATCACACACGGATAATCATAATGTCTAAATTGTATAACCGCGCAAGAATGACCATTACCTCGACGGGAACGGGGTCTGTGTCTTTGGGTGTTGCTGTCGCTGGGTATCAGACGTTTTCATCTGCTGGCGCGCAAAACAATGACGTTGTTAGTTATACAATCGAAGATGGATTAAATTGGGAAATTGGAACTGGAACCTATAATTCCGTTGCCGGAACTTTAAGCCGCACAGTCACGCAATCATATAACGGCACGACATACGGCACGACAGCTATTAGCGTTACGACAAATGCTCAGGTATTTATCTCGGCATTAGCGGCTGATCTACAATATGGAACAAGCGCATATAATCTTGTTCAGCTAGATAGCAATGCAAAGATACCAGCATTAGACGGCTCGCAAATTACGAACTTGAATGTCGGTAATGCGGCATCTGGCACATTGTCTGTATCACGCGGCGGCACTGGTATTTCTAGCTTTGGAACTGGTGTAGCTACTGCATTAGGCAATAATACAAATGCCGCTAGTGGTTTAGCCGTTCTTAATGGCAGCGGTTCATTAGCGGTAGGACAAGGAGGCACTGGCCTC